CTTTAAAAAATATCGACTTTGTAAAATCTGCATTCCATTAGCAGTTACAGGGGATTCATAGGATAATACCAAATTCTCCATTGTATAAACCTCAAAAATATAATATGGGTAATCTACTTAGAGGGGGAAGTTAATCTTCTCTTCATTAGGTTTCCCTAAATCAGGAGTTCCTTTTAACGAAAGAGAGCCAGCATAACAAGTTAAACAGAGAGAATTTGCTGATATCCAAGCATTTTTACTACCACAATCAGGACATGTTTCTTCATTAGAATCACTATTATACTCTCCATCAAACTTGGGTTCAAGTGAATTTTCATTCCGTTTCGGAGTGAAATCATTCATATCACCAATCAATGTTGTAGAAGAAGTTTCTTGCTCATAACAAGCTAATAAAGCCATAGCAATGGAAAAAAAAGAGTCTCCATGCCCTAGTGGTGTTTCCGGTGCTTTAAGTTCATTATTAACACAAGTTATTTGTGAACGTTGTCTTTCATCAGCTATCAATTGAAGCCTACCCGAATTCACATATTCCTCAAAAACTTGGGCCATCTTACGTTTTTGTTTCAAAGTAAATGTCAGAGGATTCCAAATAGATTTCAATCCTCTCTCTTCCAACTCCCCCCTAGTATTATCCACGTAGGCTCTATCTAAATCAAAATTTTCAGCAATCAAATTCAAATGTGAAATCTGTTCAGTGTAATCCCAACTATCCAAAAACGCTTGATGTATTTGAGTAATAATCTTGTCCTTAATCTTAAAAATAGCTAAATGAGATGGATGTCGTTTCTTACCAACGTCAAATCCAGCAAATACAAAATCAGCTTCTATATCATGTTTAGTGTATGGATTTAAAGATTCTAATTTATCGTTCTCACATTTACCAATATCTTCGTCATTCAAATAACTTTCAGTACTCAAATAGGGAGTGAGCATCATTTCAGACGCAAAGGATTTAGGTCTAATCTGTTTTTGGTGTAAAAGTTCCGCTTCAGTATATAATTCAGGCATCAATACCCTTCTACCGGGAATTGGGTCTAAAGCTGGAAGAACTCGTGAAAGGAAGCGTTCATCCCCCTGTAATTTAAAAAGTAAGTCCCCTGGTAGCATAGGAGTACCTAATACAATAACTGGAACACCCCTGTTAGGAATATAAAGAGTCTCAGTGTAAAACCACTCTTCAATTTTAGAGAGGGTAGAAATATTTAGCGGATTTTCGGGGTCACGCATAAGGTCATCACAAATAAGTGCGCCGTTCAAATGCATACCCCGTTTAAATGAAAAAAGACCGCCATGTGCAACTTCAGCACGAAAACCATTAACCATATATCTAAATGAATAATCAGCATTAGGAGAACGGTCAGTCATCCATTCCATCAACTGGGAGTTTCTACGTATATGACGATTCATCTCAGAAATATGATAACGAGACATACCATCACTATAGGATAAATAAAGAATAGATGAATCTTGTTCAGAATTCAGAATAAGCCAAACACAAAAAGCATACCCCAAAATAGTCGATTTCAAATGACCTCTTGGAAGTATAGCTACATATCCCTTTCCTTCTGATAACGCCCTATCTACATCCTCACAAATAACTCCAACATGCCATGCATCAAAGTAACTTTTATGTTCGTATCCTTGACTCCAAATATCTCGTGTAAATTCCCAAAATGAACCAGTATTGATAGATTGTCTATTATCAAGAGTATTTATAAGTTCCTGTAACCCATCTTCAAACGTAACTAATTTTTCAGTTTTCTTTTTATAGGTTCGTGGCATAGCACTCTCAAAAATCTAATATTTAAGTATCTTTATACTTCATTAATAATTTACGAAAATCTCCAGCTAAACTCTTTAATATAACTTCATCATCGATATGATTAAGTATAATTGACATACACTCTTGAACAAATTCCAAATTGATTAGCCCACCACGAACCTTACGCTCACCCTGAATCCCAATATCCATAGCTCTAGTGGCTTCCATCGCATCGCCAAATTGCAATGTCTCTAACGCAGAACGACTTTTATCAGAAAGATATTTGTAACTATCCAGTTGTCTTTTCTGGTCAGCTACTATTTCATTCTCATCAATTTCAGCCAATTTTTGAACAACAACAATTTGTTGTCTGGCTTTTAAATCTTCCCAATCATATTTACGTTTCCAAGAATAAAGAGCATTAACGCTTACATCTCTACCAAACTCATCACTAAGAATTTCAGCCATTTTAGGAAAGGATTTACTCCCTTCCAAATACAATTCTAATGCTCTTTTACGCTCATCTTCAGTAGATGTTTGTGACCTCATTTATCATTACCTAATCCCATAGGCAGAACCAGGGTCAACTGGCTCCGGTATAATTCCACCATATGGAGTACCATCCGATTGCAAAAGTTTGGAAAAGTCCATATGACCTTTATACTCTTTATCGCTACGAACAGTACAAATAACATTTTTATGAGTAACATGCTCTTCTTTAATTTCTTTCATTCTCAGGCCAATATCAACCCGACCACACACCCCATGAAAGGAATCATCCTTAAAAGGTTTGTGATTTCTACCACGATTCACAAAATAATCATATGGTAAACTTACATTAAACAAACACTTATCATCATTACAATAAACAACTTTAGCGTACCGCTTTAAAATCTCTATACACTTTTCATCAGACTCACACTTGCAGGACACTGTACTATCTATACAACACTCTCTAGCCTTAATTTTTTGCTTAGTCATCTACCACTCCTTGTTGCTCTTCCTTATCATCAGTTACAAATAAATCTCGTATAGCTTCCCTTCTACGCTCCGTTCTACGAGCCATTGCTTTATGGTAATCATCAGAACTATCAACAATGAAGTTAAGCTCTTGGTTATTAAAAAACTCATACAAACGTTCTGGATGAGTACTAAAATTCATCCATGCCTGCACATCTAACCCAAATCCCAGTTGTGTAACAGTCACTCTAGAAGTCAATCCCAATAAATGACCCGTATCACCATGAAACAACCCACCACCAGAATTACCAAAAATGGCTGGCGCATTTGCCATAATATAGTTTTTCTGCTCAATAACTTCTCGCAAAGCGGTGACTGTTCCCATATTTCCAAATGGGTCATGAAGCAAACTACAACCACACGTTACTACATTATGAAAAAAACGAATATCATTAATTTCATCTTCGGGTACAATAGAGGCTACATAATCCAATTTATTAGGATTATGTAGTCTAATAGCTGCTAAATCATGATATTTATCATATGCAATAATATCCCCTGAAGTAGCATTAGATGAAATAAGCCTACTCCCTAAATATTGAAAAATCTCAACAATAACTTCTTCAAAATAATCAGTCTTCCGACTACGCTTTAATACACTATCAAACTCATCCCGCATTTTAATAGCCCCATCAACTACATGCTGACAAGTAAGAACAATATTTATATACTCATTAGGCTTTTTAGGGTCTGGTTCTGAATACACAACCACCCCCGAACCACCAGCATTCCCTGCCCTAACTCTGGTCACGGGATATAAAATCTGGGAATGTAATTCCTCATTTCCTAACATATGTTGTTCTCCTAAAATTTAGATTTAGATTTTTATTTTATATTCCATTCTACAAAAAACAGAACAACCATAAACACATATGTCTAAAACAACTCTCAAAATTATACTCTAGTACGCCCAAACTTTACAAGCCCCCAAAGTGCAATACAAGACGCATCTGCATAATCTTGCTCAGTAAAAACCTTACCCCATTTCATCTCTGCAAACTTCAAAATTTCTTCTTTAGATGCAGCCCCATTACCAAGAACATCTTTTTTCCACGATTTGTTATCAATCGCCCAATAAGAAATATCGTTCCTAAAAAGTTCTCGCTTCACCCCAGCAATAACATTCGTAATTGATATAGTAGCCTTAACATTTTGAATCATAACTGGATTCTCAATGGTAGCCATGCTATCCAAAAATAAATCTGATTGATTAGTTATGTAGTCACTAAATTGAGTACACACACTATTAAAACGTGCTTCAATATCTCTCGATGCATCCACACATTTATCCATCAAAATAATCTTCTCATTAACATCTAAAACAACAAAATGAACAGAGCGAGAACTACAATCGATACCTATATAATATCCCATCTACACCTGTTCACCACCGCTAACACGTAAAGCTACGACTCGACTAACAGCATCATACATAGATTTATAAGCGTTACGTACACCAGCTAAACGAATATACAGCCCCTCCTCTTCAATCAACTCCTGTCTAGTTCGCTTTAGGCTAGAATTTGTAGCGATAGCTTCTCCACGCAAAGATTCTTTATTAGGTCTTCTGCGCCCTTCCTCACCATATTTTTCTTCTAAAAGATACAACATCCTATTCAAACCTTCCTCAAAAGTAGCTTCCAATATCGTCTTTCTAGATTCAACAGAAGCCAATTTAGTGTCTAAATAAGAACGAAACCCCCCAAACAACAAAAGATAATTTTCTAAATCTTTATTTGTACAATCCTCTAGGTCTGAAATAGATATAACTTTCGGAGCCTCTACATCCGCCTCTAATTTAGGAAGGTCTAATTTTTCAAAATACGAATCAACTCGTCGCAATACAGCCTCTAAATGTGTGTCATGTTGTTGTATATCAAGCATTTTTCACTCTTCTTCTATATTTACGCAAACACAATATTTATCATGTTTAACAGTAGATAATTTTGGGGCAACCGTCATATTTTGTATTTTAATACATCGTTCTATAATCGAATCCCACTCTGACACAGACCGCTTAACATGAAACGCTTTAAGTTGCTGGTCATTTTTACACTCATACAAAACAAACCCATTATCAATACTCAAAGTACTCAAATAAATTTGTAACTGAATTGCGTGGTCTGCTTTAGGTACACTTAAATTAGAAAATCCTCTCTCATTAATAGTTTTTAATTCAATAATAGTTCTACCAAACTCAGGAAAATTCAGAATGAAATCTGCTCGTCCATGAATACATGGATTATCATAACGAGCCTGAACTTCTGAACCCAATAAAAGTCGCATCTTAGTAAATATATCTTTGTATCTAGTTTCAGTGGCGTGTCCATGAGCAAAAATTCTTAACGTCTTAGAATCAAACTTAGGATTTGGGAGTAGACCATTATAGTGTAAATATAACAATCTATCACACGTAGAGCCTAGATAAGAAGGATAAAATACATCTTTAGAAACTGGCCGTTGGTCAGAAGTTGAAGTTAAGTGTCTATCAATTTCTTTTACTAGCCATTCATCATGTTTTGTAGTCAAAGGTTCTTTATGCTCCCTTTGACGTAATATTGCTTTTATTCCTGACAAAATAAACCTACCAATGTATCGAGTATAGTGGGCTTAGTCGTATTTCTTATATGAAAAATATCTTTTACACCCAAATTCATTAATTCAAAATCTCTTTTTCTATCAGCCTTTCTAAGATGACCATACACCCCATCAGCTTCGATTACACTTTTTATCTCAGGTAGATAAAAATCAACCGTTCTAGAACCGATAGAATATTGCTGCTCATAACGCAACCCTAACTCAGTTAAGATTTCTGCTATATAATTTTCTTGTACAGTGAAATCACGAGATTTCAAATTACTGAATACTGTCGGGTGCTGGCATTATAGTATCTTCTGCCAACATAACCCCAACATTTCTATTTTCCTTCGGGGGCCTTCCAATCCTACGTTTCGGCGGTTCATCTTCTTCCAACGCCACTTCTTCACCCGAAAGATTTTTAGTAGTGATGATAGTCATACTGGAATCCTCAGTATTAACAGAGGACGTTGATGCATCAAACCCATTATCCGATGACCGTTTAAAATACCCAATACCGCCCATAACAGCAACAAGTTCCCATCCTATATTACCCTGCTCGTTGAATGCTGCAATAACAGAGCCTGTACCACCATACAAAGATAAATCTACTGCCATGTATTCATATATTATCATTCTTTTATACCTCTCGACTAAATACTATTATCCACCAACCAGTTCCTTTAGAGAGTCAAACTTATCAGGATTGTCTAAATAAAAAGTCTTAACATTATTCAATCCCATTAATTTATCGCTCTTATCTGGCAACGCATACCACGGCCCCGCTTGTTTTAATACCCCCATATCTAATGCTTCTCGTATCCATGTTTCCACTATATCAAATCCACCCTCAAGTCTAAAGGGAATAGTACAAGAATTGAACGGCATTCCACCAGCCTTGGATTTACGCAACCGTACCTCTATATCAAATCCGACCTTCTCTTTATTTTCCTCAATCCATCCAGACCGCTTCGCTTGCAATATCATATGGGAGAAAAATACTTGTCCAACCCCACCTGGCATAGCATCTAATGAAACTGGCCCCATACTGCTCCGAACTTGATTAATAATGATTAGCGCACTACCATGTCTAAAATGAGGAAAGAGTCTAGGTAAAGATGTATTAACTAATCTAGCTTGCCATGCCATTGGATTATAGGAAAAATCCTCATCATGAACTGCTGACGGAACTAGGCCAGCAATGGAATCCAAAACGATTAAGTCAACACCATCAATCATTAAATCCCGAACCGTATCGAATGCTTCTTCTCCAGTAAGCGGTTGCATCAACAAAATACTATCTGTATCAACACCACATTTTTTCATCCAACCCGAATCCCAACTCATCTCTGAGTCAAGCCATACTACTGTCCCACCCGCTTTTTGAACATTCACAACAGCCTGAGATGCGAGATAGCTCTTACCAGCATTAGATTGACCAGTTAAGAGCGTAAGACGTTTTTTCGGTATCCCACCACCCAACAACTTATCCAATGCTGGTATCCCAAATGAAATTCTATCATACAAAAAATCATCTGAAGAACCTACATTAAGGACACCACTATATTTAGTCCCTAACTCAGATAGCGTTAATGGGGTTGTATCTTCTTTCTTTTTTCGGGGCATTAATCAGACTCCTGTTCCTTTAAAACTTCTTCAATTTGAGTATCAATCCTATCTCTCATATGCTTCCAGATAACATCAAGAGTGTTATCAACTTTCTCCAATTGAGCATCCATAGGCAATTCAGTATCAATCTCCGATACCTCAAGATTGACCTTGCAATATTGATTTGAAGCCTGTCCTACCCTAAACGTGAAACTTAAACTCTGAGATATCTTAGCCATTCTCTTCCTCTTCTACATTATATACTTGCCATTCACTTAATGGCACATCATAAAAATATTCCCCTGATTCTACCTCTTTATTAGGCACTTCTACTTGCTCACACCCACTAATAATTGTACTAGAGCAGAACATCACTTTATTTAAATCCCTATTAACTACAGAATATATCATAGAGGGGTGTAAAAATTTTTCCTTACGGTTAGGGATATGAACGGTAGAAAAGGGCCATTCATCAACCCATAACGGTCTTTTTTCCACTTCCCAAATGTTATCAACACTCTTTCCTAAAATATCTACCCCATATCTATCAGGGTTTTCCTCTGCTTCTATACCCAATTGCTTCAATAATTTTAAAACGGTCTGTTTACCAGAAGAGTCATGAGCAGCATATGTATTTGCATTAAAGGGTTTTTGTCTGCTTTGAATGTTATCTTTAACAAACTTCTTTTTATCTGCCCATGAATAATCAGAAACACTTACATCAATGGGTATAGGTACTTTAAAATCGAAATCCTCTAATACTGATTTTATCACAGGTATGGCCTCATGGGGTAACCCTTCGATAGCAACTTCATCATGAATAACAAGAGAAAGCGCACCACCTGTCTCCCGCAATGCCTCATGAGATTTAATCAATGAAGCTTTCAGCATATCTCCAGTAGCTGTTCCCTGGATTAATGAATTCACCGCCTTATAGTTTTCCTTAAACGCCAATCTCCTATATCGACCAGCCAATGTTGCAATATAACCATTAACCTGGGCTTGGTCACTAGTAGTACGAATAAACGGTTTAATCTTAGGATAAAGTTTGAAAAAACTCTTTAAGAAAGACTCCGCCTCCTCCATAGATACCGATAACTCACGAGATAATTTCTTGTGTCCAACCCCATATATAGTGGACAGAAAGGTGGTTTTCCCTATGTATCGAATATTTTTAGCTTCAGAATCCCCAGCCTCAAGTTTAGCTACAACTTCTGCATAAGGAATATTAAATATAGAAGACCCAACCATAATATACGGGTCCAAATTATCGTTATATGTCTTAATCAATTTAGTATCGTTACAATAATGAGCAAACACCCTAGCTTCCATCCCCGAATAATCAAAAAAGACCATTCCAGAATCAGAAACAAATGCCCTACGAATTAATAAGGTTTCTCTGTCACTGGGTATGTTTTGTAGATTGGGGTCAGAACAAGACATTCGACCTGTCTTAGCCCCCACCTGATTGTAAGAACAATGAAGTCTATTTTTATCATCCAACATTTCTAACATCGGAATGACATAAGTATTACATAGTTTAAACTTCTTTCTATAACTTACTAACTGTTCTGCTAATGGATGCTTCAATTTCTCCAATACCGATACATCGACACTTTCATGAGTTTTCCCCATTTTTACTGGAGCTAACCCTTCTTTTCGGAAAAAGAAATCAGCTAATTGTTTTGGTGAATTGATATTTAACTCATCCCCAATCAGATTCTTAATAGATAT